TATTCATTATATTAATGAGCTTGGTGAAGATATAGATTATGAAATAAAGGAGAAGAAGAATGTTAAGAAAGATAAACCCTATTGCAAAACTATTACGCCTTCCACTATTTCGCAGTAGACTAGTACGCAATAAGAAAAAATATACAAGAAAGGAGAAACATAAGAATGAACAAAAATGAAGAGAGATTACGTAGAGCTAAACGTACTGGTAAGTATTTTGATACTAGTACGTCAAAGCCTAAGAACTTATGGTTGAATCATATATTTCCAATCATATTACTAATAAGCTTTTTCTTTTATATATACTATGAAACTTCATAGTTCTCTCTCATTCTTCGAGAGAGACTATTACGTTTCTTTTAAAATTAATTAATCATAACAAGGAGTTATAAAATGAACATAACAAAACTAAAAGCTAAATTACAAAAGCCAAGAATCATTAGTGTTAGAGATTACAAAGTTAAACCATCTCTAAGACAGCATAATAAATCTATTTATATTGCTAAAAGAATAGATGATAATTGGTACAAGATGGGTATATCCAACTCTCCAATGAGAAGAGTTTATAAAGACTTTGGTACATATGTTGCTAATGGTTGTGAACTTATTGAGTCTATGGATCTAACTGGTGATGTATATGGTGTAGAGCAAAGAGTTATTAATACTTTTCGTTCTCATTTAAAGAACAATGATCAGTACAGAGAGTGGATTAAACTTGATGGTAGCACATTTAAAGTAGCTGATACATTTAGATTGGTAGTTAAGAAAGTTGTTTTAGGTATACAAAGAAAGTATGCTTACAATCAATCTTTAGTAGCACCATCTTTAAAGAGACATCAACTATCTAAAGGTGTTGTATTTAAAGCTTCAGATAATAACATTACTTATACTGGAGGTAGAGCATAACTTTATTGCAATGAAGTTTATAATGTGCTATAATAAATCGTTTTTATGGAGGTTAATATGAATTTAAATAATAATGCATTCGTTATAGCACATACTTCATGTGATGATGCTATGCCTGAATTTTTAGTAGAAGAAGATAATAATGTTATGAAGTTTAAATCTAAAGAACATGCTAAAGATTTTATAAGTAAAATAGCACCATTAGGTTTTGATTATTATAATAGTAAAGTAACTATAATGAGGATGCAATGAATCAACAAATAGAAGAACTATTACGTAAGAATGTTAGAGATTTACAAGAACAATTACGTAATGCTTATGTAAAAATCAAAGACTTAACAGAAGAAGTTCACAAACTAAGACGTAAAGTTTATCCATCTAAATCTATTACTACTGATACAGGATGGGTAGAGAATCCTGATGCGTCACATATTAAGGAGAATAAAGATGACAACTAAAGAACATATGAAATACCATGAAGGACTATGGAATATGCTTGGATGTAAAATGAAAGTTATAGAAGAAGATAAACGTAAAGATACTATAACATATGTAGATTTAAATAGTAAGAAACATGTTAAAGGTATGTACTTTAAATATACTTATACATCTAATAAGAAACATCCATATTTATTTCAACCAATAACTGTAGGAGTATGGAGCAATGCCTAAACAATTATGGGATAAAGAAAGTGATAAAATATATTGGGGTCTTGTTAAAGAATATCAAGAAGAAGGATATACTAAACAAGAATCAAGAAAGTTAGCAAAGAAAGAAATGAAAGATATAGTACAAGATAAAAAAGACTTTGCTACAAATCTTTATAAAACTGCATTAAACAATTTAGATTAGGAGAATCTATGTCAAAAGCTATTAAACAAACCGAGTGTCCTAGTTGTGGTTCTAGTGATGCTAATACGTTATATGATGACGGACATTGGTATTGTTTTTCTTGTCAACATTATACACCACCAGAAAGGAATGAAATGAATACTACGAAGCCAGCACCTATACAAGGTGTCGTACAAACTAACTTTACGAAAGGAGAAAAAGGAGGATTAGATGATAGAAGAATTAGTAATACTACTGCTAATAAGTTTAATGTAGAAGTTAAACGTAATGTAGAAGGAGAAATAGTACAACATATATATAAATACTATGATGCTAATAATTCACATATTGCATCTAAGGTTAGAACTACTAAAGAAAAACAGTTCTGGTCTGAAGGTGCATTATCTAATGCTGTACTCTTTGGTCAAAACTTATTTGCTGCCAAAGGTAAATACATAACTATTACAGAAGGTGAGATAGATGCTATGTCTGCATATGAAATGATGGGATCTAAATGGTCTGTTGTTTCTCTTAAAACTGGTGCAGCAGGTGCAGTACGTGACTGTAAAGCATCTTATGAATACCTAAATAAGTTTGAGAATATTATTCTATGTTTTGATAATGACGAACATGGTAAAGCTGCTGCTGCGAAAGTTGCTCAGTTATTTGAACCTAACAAATGTAAGATAATGCGTATGGAACTTAAAGATGCTAATGAGTATCTAATGAAAGGTCAGCGACAAAAGTTTATGAGTGAATGGTGGGAAGCAGATGTCTATACTCCAGCAGGTATTGTAAACTTAAAATCATTACAAGAAGCTTTGTATCATGAAAAAGAATGTGATACTTGTTTGTATCCTTGGGAAGCTCTTAATGAAAAGACTTATGGTATGCGTTCTGGTGAACTAATTACCTTTACTGCTGGTACTGGTATGGGTAAATCATCTGTTACTAGAGAACTAATGCATCATATCTTACGTAGCACTAATACTAACATTGGTGTATTAGCATTAGAAGAGAATATTAAAAAGACTGCATTTAATATTATGTCTGTTGAAGCTGATGCTAGATTATATATCAAAGAAATACGTGATCAATATCCTAAGGAACAATTACTACAGTGGCAAGAAAAGACTATTGGTACTGGTAGGTTCTATGCCTTTGATCATTTTGGTTCACTACAGAATGATGAAATACTAAATCGTGTACAGTATATGGCTAAGGCTTTAGATTGTAAATGGATTATACTAGATCACTTATCTATACTAGTAAGTGGTCAAGATAGTGATGACGAAAGACGTTCTATTGATATGCTTATGACTAAACTAAGAAGTCTAGTAGAACAAACTGGTATTGGTTTATTACTTGTATCGCATCTAAGAAGACCAGCTGGAGATATAGGTCATGAAAATGGTAAAGAAGTTACACTATCACATCTTCGTGGTTCAGCATCTATTGCACATCTTAGTGACTGTGTTATTGCATTAGAACGTAATCAACAATCACATGATTCTTTAGTTGCTAATACTACTAACTTACGTATACTTAAAAATAGATATACAGGTGATACAGGACCAGCTGGTAGTTTATTATATAACAAAACTACAGGTAGATTATCAGAAATAAAAGATAATGTACTTGACAGTGTTAATGATTTTACTGTATAATGAAAAAAAATAAAATAGTTTATGAACCAAGAAAATTAACATTTAAAGAAAAAAGAATGATAGTAAAAGCACAAAAGAATTTATTTAAAAGTAATGAAGAAGGTAAACTAACTAAACATGATGGGCATTGGATGTGGTATCATCTATGCCCAGTAGAAAAGATGGAAATGTTTGTTGGTAAAGGAGAAGAATGTAGCTGGTGTGGAGCTATAGAAAAAAAAGGAGAATAAAATGAAATATAAATATGAATGGACAGTAGAAGAAACAACAACAGATACAAGAGTATGGACTGTACGTTCTAATTTAAAATTAACTGAACAAGATTTACAAGAGTTAGCTTGTAATACAGAAGAACATCCAGGTGAAGGATATATAGAAGATGATTCAGAAGTAACTTATGAAGAAACAATTTATGGAGATGATAGTCATTGGGATTATACATTACATACTACTACTGCATCAATAGAAGATGAATTAAATGAAAAAGAAAGATTATTAAAAATACTTAAAGTAAAAGATAAAGGAGAAAAGTAATGCCTAGATTTACTTTGTATGCTAAAAAGATTCATTACTTTAGAAAAGAAATAGAAGCTAAAGATGAAAAAGCAGCACAACAAAGGGCAGAAAGATATGAAAAACCAGATAGTTTTACATATGTAGATGAAGAGTTTTATGTTTCAAGTATATTAGAGGAGAAAGATAATGCCAGCGATAGTTGACATAGAAACAAATGGTTTTAAGAATGAAACTACAGAAATACATTGTATAGTAGCTAAGTGTCCTAAAACTAATACGATAAAAGAATGGGTACAAAAAGATACTAAACAGTTTGGAGAATGGAGTAAGAATATAGATACATTTATTATGCATAATGGTTTATCTTTTGATGCTCCTATCTTAAATAAATTTACTGGTTCGTCTATCAAACCTAGTCAAGTAAGAGATACATTAATAGAGTCACAGCTATTTAATCCTATTAGAGAAACTGGTCATGGTCTTAGAGGATGGGGAGATAAGTTTAAGTTTCCTAAAGGAAATATAGATTCTTTTGATACTTATACACCAGAAATGTTAGAGTATTGTAAACAAGATGTTAATATAACACATAAAGTTATGAATCATTTAGATAAAGAAAAAGAAAGATTTTCTACAAGATCTATTGATTTAGAAAAAGCAGTAAGAATTATTATAGATGAACAAGAAGAAAATGGTTTTGCTTTAGATCTTCCTAAAGCCACTAAGCTTATGGCTACATTAGAAGATGAAGCTGATACGCTTTCTAGAAAAGCAGAAGATACATTTCCTCCTACAGAAGTTCAACTAAAAACTAAAGTTAAATATATACCTTTTAATATTGGTAGTAGAAAACAAATAGCAGAACGTCTAATAGAAAAAGGATGGAAGCCTAGTCTTAAAACAGATAAAGGTAATGTAATAGTTAATGAAGAAGTATTACGTAAT